ACTGTATGGGGGGCCGGGGCGAATAATTATGGGGAGCTAGGACTCGGATATACCGGACAAGAAGACACATTCCTCAATACTGGCGTTACTGCAGATTCCGTTACTGCCAATTCTGACGATTCTATGATACTCAAAGACGGCAACGTATGGAGCGCAGGTAGAAATAGATACGGTTCACTAGGAATTAATTCAACATCATCCACCTCGTCATTCATAGATACAGGCGTATCAGCTGACTTTATATCGATAGGGAGTACTCATAGCGCAATACTTAAAGATGGTAATGTGTGGGTATCAGGCAGAAATAATAAGGGCCAATTAGGGCTCGATAATGGAAATAACAATACAGAAGTCTTCAAGGATACAGGTATCAGTGCTACAGCAGTAGCTTGCGGCCTCGAGCATACCCTAATAATAAAAGACGGTAACGTGTGGGGCTGCGGGGATAACGGGCATGGAGAACTAGGTATCCTCGGGGGAGGCACATATGCAGTATTTACGGATGTAGGTATATCGGCCGACTCTATATCTGCAGGTTTCTGGGCTTCATCTATAGTAAAAAGTGGAACGGTATGGACTACCGGATATTCTGGGCAAGGAGGGGGTGGACGAGGAAGCACTGTACTTACGTACGAATTCACTAATACCTTACAAGGAATCCCCGGTGGTTAGTTGTAAGTGCACGAGGAAACTAAATGCTGTATCATACCTATAAATATACCTTTGGAGATGGCACGGATGCCTACTGATTTTCAAAAAGCTGATGAACAGTGGCGTCGTTACGCCTTCGCTAGAGACAACGGCCACCTAGACTTCCTAAAGAAAGCTGATAAGTGCGACGAATATTTCGCTGGGATCCAGTGGGACCCTATAATCCGCGCAAAATTAGAATCCCAAGGCAAACCCGTACTAACAATTAATAAAGTCATGGCGACTTTAGCTACTGTTATGGGGGAGCAATTGCGCTCAAGAGCAGATATCTCCTTTAGACCTACCCGTGATGGCACACAAGAAATAGCTGATACGCTAACTAAGGTATACATCCAGATAACGAACGAGAACAAACTTGATTGGCTTGAATCAGAAGTTGCGAGCGATGGTTTCATAACCTCTCGTGGGTTCTATGACGTCCGCATTGGTTTCACTGACCATATGATGGGTGAAGTAAAGATAAAGAAAATTAATCCTCGTAATGTTTTAATCGACCCAGATGCTGATGAATATGACCCGGATACATGGAAAGAAGTATTCTTAACTAAATGGTTATCTGTAGATGACATAGAGATGATGTATGGTAAGAAATACGCCGACATACTCAAGACCAGGGTCCCTAGTGAATTTGAATTCGGTTATGATTCAGCTGAACGATTCCACGGTACGTTCTCTGGAACATCTAATATTCCAGAAGAAGAGAACGATAACGACCAAACACGGCGGAAGGTTCGTATCGTTGAACGCCAGTATAGGAAACTCCGCAATCAATGGCATTTTGTGGACATCACAACAGGGGACATGCGTGCTATCCCAGAAAATTGGGATAAAGCAAAGCGCGAAAATGTTGCCAATAATGCGAGCCTGGGTCTTGTTAAGAAACTAACAGAACAGATCCGGTGGACAGTAACAGCGGATGATCAAGTACTATTTGATGAGTGGTCTCCATATAAGCATTTTACTATAGTCCCATACTTCCCATTCTTACGTAATGGCCGAACTATTGGACTAGTAGAGAACTTAATCTCACCACAAGATCAACTTAATAAAGTATCAAGTCAAGAATTACATATTATTAACACTACCTCTAATAGTGGTTGGAAAGTAAAGGCCGGTTCTTTACAGAATATGGATACTGAAGATTTAGAAGAGCGCGGTGCTGAGACAGGTATCGTACTTGAGTTAAGCGACGTTAATGATGTAGAGAAAATCAAGCCTAATGCTATACCGAGCGGGTTAGATCGTGTATCATTTAAATCCGATGAATACATTAAAGAAATTTCAGGTATCAGTGACTCTCAACGAGGAATGGACCGTGCAGATGTGGCTGCTAAGGCAATCCAAGCTAAGCAAGCTGCTGGATCGGTCAACCTTGCTAAGCCATTGGATAACATTACCCGGACTAGACATCTACTCGCATCGAGGGTCATGAACCTTGTACAAACTTATTATACCGAAGAACGCATTCTCAATATTACTGGTAGAGACCTTACGGCGAAGAACGAAGAGCTTACTATTAATCAAGCTTCTCCTGAAGGGCAAATCGTCAACGATCTCACCATCGGTGAATACGATGTTGTTGTGTCAAATGTACCTGCACGGGAAGACTTCGAAAGTACTCAATTCCAAGAAGCTTTAGAATTACGTCAATTAGGTATTGCTATACCGGATGATATCCTTATTGAGGCAAGCCATCTATCACGTAAAGTGGAGATCGCTGAACGCATTAAAGAATTACAAGGTGGCGGAGAAGCTACTGAAGCAGAGCAGCAACTACAGCAACTCGAGATGGAAACTAAACAACTCGAGAACAAAGAGACTGAAGCTGATATCCAGGTGAAATCTTCTAGTGCAGCATTGAATGCTGTACGAGCTCGTAAAGAGATGGAAGAAGCTCAGAAAGGTGATCCACAAGTAGCACAGCTACAGTTCGAGCGTGAGAAAGCGGAAGCTGAGATGCAACTACAAGAAGCTAAAGTAGCAGCTGAGTTACGACTAGAACGTGAGAAAGCAGCAGCACAGATACAATTAGAACGTGAGAAAGCAGCAGCTAAGATCGATCTAGATAAACAGAATGCTATTGCTACTAACAAGCAAAAGCTGATAGAATCTAAAAATAAACCTAAACCAACTAAAAATTCCTAGGAGGAATTACGCATGGCCACTGCCGAAAATATAGAAGACGATATTGATGAAGACATCTTATTGCCTGAAGACACGAATCCTGATCACGAGATTACAGATGACGACCCCGTCGACGAGAACAAGGATGATGATAAATCTGCTGCATCTGAAGACGATACAGAAGACAATAATCAAAGCGATACTTCACAAGAGGGGATGATCCCCAGACATCGTTATCAATCAGCATCACAACGTGCACGTGATGCAGAAGCTAGAGTTGCAGAGCTGGAAGCCAAAATAGCTCCAGAACCCAGTGCTCCTGCTACAGATGATATTGATTATGATGCACAGTTATTAGATCTAGATACTCGCCAAGCTAAAATGCTAGCTGATGGTGAATTTGAGAATGCTGCTAGGTTATCACAAGAAGCACGTATGATCGAACGAGCTCAAATGCAAGTAGAGTTCGAAGAACGCAACACACAAAGCGCCAATGCTACGGTAGAGCAAATTAGATTAGATAGGGCAATAGAAGACCTAAACGGTGCCTACCCTGTATTGGATCCAGATAATGATGGGTATGACCAAGATTTAGTAGATGAAGTACTTACATTACAGAGAGCCTTTGTTGCTTCCGGTAAAAATCCGACTCAGTCGCTGTATGACGCTGTCCATTATGCACGTATCGAAGGAGATGTTCCTTCCGCAAAATCCGAAAGTAGAAAGACTGATGTCAAAAAGAATATCGATGCCGCTAATAAACAGCCTCCAGAACTTGATAAGGCTGGGTTCGATAGTAACTCGGGAGGTATAAAAGATAAAGACCCCGATGTGACTTCGCTAACAGAGGAAGAGTTTGACGCCCTACCTGAAGCGACCCTACGTAGAATGCGGGGTGATGTAAACTAAGGTTGACTACTACTCGGTTCCATGCGACCATGTCATACATGGTCGGTATGGATTGCCGGTAGAGCACAGGGATGTGCACCCATATTCGGTACTAGGCACGATATCTAGTCGAGGAACGCAACCCTCGTTAAATAACCGTAGAATCGAATATTCTGACGCGATAAGTCGGTATGTGAACAAACAGCCCAAACATAAACATGTTTGGAAAACATATTTACGAATAAAGGAATATTCGACATGGCATTAACTAATTTCGCCGCGTTGACTAACGAAGAAAAAACGACTTGGAGTCGTGATCTTTGGAAAGCAGCGCGCAACAACTCGTTCATGAATCGCTTCATGGGCACAGGCAACAACTCAATGATTCAACGAATTACTGAGTTAACCAAATCAGAAAAAGGCGCACGCGCCGTTATTACTCTAGTAGCAGATTTAGAAGGCGATGGTATCGCTGGAGATCGTACTCTAGAAGGTAATGAAGAAGCGGGCAAATCTTACGATATCGTGATCCAATTGGATCAGTTGCGTCACGCAACACGTCATGAAGGCCGTATGGCTGATCAACGTTCGATCATCAACTTCCGTGAAACAGGTCGTGATAACTTAGCTTATTGGCTTGCTGACCGTGTAGATCAATTAGCATTCTTGACATTGTCAGGTGTTGATTACTCACAGAAGCTTAACGGTCCAGCTCGTGTAGGTTCAGATTTCATTAATCTAGACTTCGCTGCTGACGTAAGTGCACCTACTTCAGATCGTATCCTTACATGGGACGGTACTTTAAAAGATTTCTCTCACGCATCTAATGCAGATTTGGTTGCTGGCGATACTCCATCTTGGCGTATGTTAGTAGAAGCTAAAGCATATGCGAAAGATAACTTCGTACGTCCTATCCGTGGTGAAAACGGAATGGAAGTTTACAATGTATTCATGACACCACAAGGTATTGCTAAATTAAAAGCAGATCCTGATTTCATGAATGCTTGGAAAGATGCTCTACCTCGTAGTGCAAACAACCCGTTATTCAAAGGCGCTCCAGTCATCTATGTAGATGGTTTAGCGATCTACGAATTCCGTCATGTTTACAACACTAAAGGCTTAGCCGATGGTAGTAAATGGGGTGGTGGTTCTATCGACGGTCAACGTGTCTTAATGTGTGGTACACAAGCTATGGCTTTCGCTGACATCGGTTCACCTGAGTGGGTTGAAAAAATGTTCGATTATGATAACCAACAAGCTATCTCTACTGGTAAGATTATCGGTATGCGTAAGCCTGTTTTCCGCAGTCAAATATCTGGTACAGATCAAGACTTCGGTGTTATCGCTATTGATACTGCTATCTAATCTATTGCTAAAGAGGAAAAATAATCATGGCAATTACTAAAGACAGTGGCCGTCAATGGCCACTAACAGCAAAGGTTGACTTTACCTTCGCAGACGCCGATGGCGTTAGCGTAGAACTAGTTGATATTCCAGGCGGCGCAGTCGTTACTGGTGGTTCAGTTGTTATCGTTAATGCTTGGGATTCAGCTACTTCAGCTGTTCTCGATCTAGGTGACAAAACTACTGGTGATCGATACGTTTCTAACTTAGATGCTAAAGCAACTGGCGGTACAGCCGTAGTTCCAGCTGGCGCAGCATTTACAGTTACAGATGCCGTAGTTTTAAACATTACTAACACTGGTGCTCCAACGGTGGGTGATGGTTATGTAATCGTCTCGTATGTTCTTAACGATCGTGCGAACGAGGTACAACCAGTTTAACCACCGGCAGTGGTTGACTAGGGAGAGGGTTTAGTCACCCTCTCCCCCCTTCGGGGGAACCACTATTTTCGTTAATCATAAAAGGAATCGGAATGTTACTCCAATCTCCAATTAATCGTAAAGTCATAACATCTGTCGGATATACGTTTGTTTTCGAGAAAAACAAACCACTAGAAGTTCCACCTCTCGCTGTACAAGCATGCTTAGCTAATGGCTGTCATGTAGTTGAAGGTGAGGTCCTAGAAGTAGAAGAACGAAAAATCGTTCGAGTTTTACAAGGACCAGAAAGAACCAAAGCGATATCAGAAGCTATGCGTAAGTTAGTAGCCCGTAATGGCCGTGATGATTTCACAGGTGCTGGCAAGCCTAACGCAGTAGTATTAACCGAGATGTTAGAATTCCAAGTACATGCTAAAGAACGTGATGTAATTTGGCAGTCTGTATCAGAATCCATAGGTGAAGAAAGTTAATGTCCTACACGGTATCTGAGTTACTTGAGATATTCCGATTAGAAACTGAAGATACTGTAGAAGAGTATTTCTGGTCTGATCAGGAATTCTATTGGTATTTAGATGAAGCCCAGAAAGAGTTCGCAAAACAAACGGATTATTTCAAAGACTCATCTACTACAGAAATCATTGCGCCAACTATCACTGTCGACGATCCTTGGATTAGTATAGATCCTCGTATTATAGAAATTCGTAGAGCTAAGTTAGCTTCACGATCACTACCTTTGGATGTGATTAACTATAATGAACTCGACAGAATGTACACCACAGGTGAATACGGAGAACAACTCTCCGGGAATTGGGATGTCGCTAAAGGCTCCCCCCGGCTTCTCGTTACTGATGAAGAGACTAATAAAGCACGGCTCGTTCCTATACCTGCTGAAGGTGATACTATCAAACTAACTGTCATCCGCGCTCCATTGGCTGATATAAAAACTGAGAATAGTAAGCTAGAAGTAACTGATTCTATGCACCAGCGCTCATTACTTATGTTCTGCAAAGCTATGGCTTATGAGAAACAGGATGCTGACACGGTAGATCCTAACGCAGCAGATAGATACAAAGTACGTTTCGAACAGTATTGTAAACTAGTTAAGTCTAGGCAAGCCCGTAAGCAACGCCATATAGGCACAGTTAAATACGGCGGCCTATAATGACCGCCCCAAAATCTGACGCATTACTAACTACCGAGTTTCTCGGAATAGTTAATACTCTAGATCCACTACAAGCTCCGAAAGGAGCTTTACTCGTTGCAGACAACATAGATATAGATGACTCAGCAGCCATAAGGAGAAGAGATGGATATACCACAGCTACTACTTTCACTGATGTATATAGTGTATACGCAACTGAAGACCAAAAACATCTATATGTAATCGACGATGGCAATTTGCTCTCTGTTGAGGTAGACTACAGTACAACTATATTAGGTACCGGTTTTGGTAAGGGGGATTACGAATGGGAGGAAGTAGGATCGAAACTTTACTTTCTGGGCCCTACCCAAGGTTTGCTGGAAAACGGAATACTAAAATCATGGGGCGTACCCGATGGTTTACTCCCTTCAACTACCGTACTGACAGGCTCATTGGCCGCAGGTTCATATCAGGTAACTTCTACTTTCGTGAACGAACATGGCGAAGAGGGCGCAGCTCCACCAGCTTTAGTGAAAGAATTACCTGGAGACTCGGCTTTATTGATCGACGTTCCATTAAAAACCGGATACGACACTGTTTTATATGCTAGTTCCAATAACGGCGAAACTCTATATAAGATTGCCAGAACGACACAAGCGACATTTCTATTTGATGGTCCTATGGAAAACCTCGTATTACCCCTGGCTAGAGAGCAATACCAACGAAGTCAAGTTCCTGCTACGGCATCTAAACTTGCCTATTTAGATGGACGAATGTATGTTGCGGATTACTCTCAATCTCAGAATGTTACGTATATATTCCACTCTGAACCCTTTTGGCTTGGCCTCTTTGATTTATTTAGTAAATATGAAGCAGTGCCCGGACAGGTTAATTTGTTGGAAGAGTATTCGTCAGGGTTACTCATTGGAACAGATTCGGAAATCTACACGTATTCTATCGAATCCGGCTTATCGTTACTCGCAGATTACGGCGTCCCAAAAGGGACGCAAGCCTCTACAGACCCGAACGGAATAGTCTATTTTTGGACTAATCGCGGTCTATGTAGAGTGCCAGAATTTACAAACCTAACTCAAGAACGAGTTAGTGTACCCCCGGGTTCAAAATGCACTACTGCATTTATTGAACAACAAGGGTATAATAGGGTAGTAATTTCCACTACGGATAGTGGATTAACAAACAATAAGTACACATAACCCACGGAGGGGTTTAACATGGCAGTTCGATTTTCAACAGGTCTTCGTGACGACATCCTCGGGAGCGTTGGACTTAGTGCTTCTCTCAACGATGGCGTTATCCATATTTACTCCGGCGCACAACCTGCTACTGCAGATAGCGCTATATCAGGAGTCTTACTAGGTACGGTAACTATAGATGGCGGTGCATTTGTACCAGGAACACCTACTAATGGTTTAAGTTTTGATGCCCCGAATACTGGCGTAATTGCTAAAGCTGCTGCAGAAAACTGGAAGTTTAATGGTATCGTAGATGGTACAGCTGGATGGTTTCGTTTCGTAGGTAATGCTACCGATGATACTCTAGCTAGCGCTACATTACCCCGCATCGATGGAAGCATTGCCAAGACTGGCGGAGATATGACACTTAGTAACACAGCTATTGTAGCTGCTGCTCCTAATACAGTAGATATCTTCGAATTA